TAGAATCCTAGTCCTGGCAGAAATTTAAAGTGGACAAAATATTGGACCCTTTGTTTTTTTGGATCGTTGGGCGCATAGTTCCTTCTTATCGAAAGAACCGTTCCGCTACCTTCTTCAACAGTTACGATGTAAGGTAGCTTGATACCAGTCGGTTGCCCGTCTGGACCAATGTCTTCAAAGCCCTCCAAATCTAGATCTACGTGACACTCAAGAAGAGTGTACATAGGAATTTGCTTTCCAGATTTTTTAGTGCCTTCTAATTCTCTTTCTTTTTTTGAAACTTCATCATTAACAAGCATGCCTGGTGGTGTTAACTCTACGTCAGAATAAAATCCTGCAACTTGTTGTTTTCTTAAATCGTTCTCTGACATTTTAAGAACATGAATAATAGCTTCTGCATCATCTAAACTATTTGCTGTATACGGCACGATCAGATCATCAGCAGGCACAAATTTAGATACAGCCCTGCCTAGTAAATCATCGTAGTAAACTTTTTTAAATGTAGAGCCAGCAAGTGGTAAATGAAACAACATAGAATCAAACTCTGGCTCGTATTCTTTCATTTGATCCATGATTAAGTAATTCATGAAATCTTTTACTCTGTGTGCTTGTTGATCTTTAGCTGGTGTTTTAACTCCAAGAACTTGTGTTCTTACTGGACCGTCACTTGGTAATAACTCTTTATATGCTGTAGCTTGGAACTGTGTAACAGCCTCTGCCAGCACTGGGTGCGTTGCACCTGAAGCTCCTTGAAACGGTTCCGTTCTATTTTCGTATTTAAATCCTAATAGGTCAAGTCCATCTGTGTAAGATTTTTCCCAATCTTTTCTAGACATTTTGTAGTCAACGTAATTATTTTTTAATTCTGATCCTAGTGGATCTAAAACATCTGCAGGTAAAATATCTGCAAGATTATCAAAATGAGATTCTGTGCCAGGTATGTTTATTGCCCCTGGTTCAAAGTCAAGAGTCACACCACCATCTTCTTCGGGTGTAACTTCAACGGGTCCTTGTTCTTTTATTTCTTCCTTTACCTCGACTTCTTCTCCCGGAACTTTAACTTGAGTACGAGTGTTAGGAAGTCCTTTATCTATATCTGCCATTTAAACTCCTGTCATTATCTACCACGTTTTAATAAAAAATCCAAGCCCTGTGGTGTAGGCCCTTTTTCTGGTGGGGGTCCTGAATCTACGCCAGCTAATTTAGCTATGCCTCCACCTGCAAGAGGTTGTCCACCAAATGTGCCTTGTGTACCAAACAGTCTTTCTCTATTTGCTAGATTTTGACGGCCCTCTGTAAATATTAAATCAAGAACTGCTTTGTTATAATCTTCATTTGTCTGTCTATTAAAATTAAATAGATTTCTTTTTGTAAATTCTGGTGCACCACCTAATTTATCTTTTTCTCTTTGTAGTTGAGTATCTGTTACAGCTATATCGGCTATATCATCCATGGTAAGCATTGGAGCTGCTACACTTTTTTGTTTTTTTTCTGGTACAAATAATTGTTCAAAATCATCCACCTCAGCAGATTTTGCATTATTTATAGCCTTAGCAAACACACTATTTGAACTAGCAATATCTTTTGCCTCTGCCTCTTTCATAGTTGCAAAATCCATAACTGCCTCTGATTGATATTTATTTTTCACATTCTGTTCAGCAGATTTAATAATTTGTTCATCTAACTTTTGTCTCTCTAACGCATCAACGTTTCCAGTATAGCCAAAATCACTTTGATCTAATACAGCTTGATTAGTTTCTAAATTACTTTTTGCAGTGTTTAATTGTTCTATAGATTTTTTATAATCTTGCGCTCTCATGATTATGTCTGCAGTTTCTTTACCAACAGTTCTTTCAAATTTTAATCTGTCCGCTTCTCTAGTTTGATTGCCTGGTCTTAAATAATCTGTTGATCTTAAGAAAGCCTCGTTGAGTGTATCCCCCATACCCATACGAACTAAAGACTCACCTGCAACAAAAATAGCTTCTGGTATCACACCAAACTTTAAAATGCCTCTACCAACTTTGTATGCCCTGTTTAAAAACTGTGCAGCATTTCTAGCCTCAGCTCCGCCTTTAATTAAACTTGGATTATTAATTTTTTCTGCACCTGCTTTGATGCAAGCTTGTGTAGGTGTTCCTCCTGTTTGAACTTTAGTTCTATCAACTCCACAACCCACAACTGCTAACGCTTTTGCTAAACCATCAAAATCAAATTTAGGGTCTTCTAAAGCTTGTGCAACTCCCGATGTTATTTGTTTAAAATCACCCTTCGGAGATAATTTTTTAGCACCAAATTTTTGACCACCTACCTCAATTCTAATTCCTTTTTCTATTAATTTAGCTTCGTTTCCTAAATTTCCTTTTTTAATTTGTTGCTCTATTGTGTCTGCTAATTTATTTTTATCAGAACTTAAAAGTTGAAAACTCCCTGTAGCTTTATTTTTAACACCCATAGTATGATGTATCTCGATAGCTCTTTTTGCTCTGTTAATACCTGTAAGACCATCTTTGTCTGCTATAAATTGTAAAAGATCGTTTAATAAAATTTTATCTGGATCAAAACCTTTAGGAAGTAGTTTAGATACGTTTTCATATTTAGAAACAGGTGTTCTAGATAATTCAGCAACGTTATAATATTTTTGTATCTCTGGAAAATCAGGATGCTTATTTATATTTTTAATATTATATGTTCTAACAGTTTTGCCTGTCTTATCTTTAAAGCCTATTATCTTTTCTCTCTCATTACGAATAGGCTCATACTTATCATCACCAGCTCTGTACATTTGAGCCATAGTCCATCCTTCAGGACTTCTTAAATTAAAAGCAAATTGAAAAGGTTTTGGATCATCTACAAAGGTTCTAATTCTATCATACAGTTTCATGTTAGCACCTTTACCAGAGGGCACACCATATAAATTAGTTTTAAAATTCCAGTCTTTGTATTCAGGGAAATTTTCTATGATTGCTTTTTGTAAAGGTTTTGATAAAGGTTTAAAGGCTCTTAGCTTGTATCCTCTCTTAACAAAGTTAAGCACTTTTTCATATGTACCATCTCCTCGAGTAAAACCATATTTATTTATGCTAAAGTCTGCATTTGGAAATTCTTTTAATATTAATCCTTGTTGTCTTTTTGTTAGAGGATCTTTTGCTTTTTTAGCAGTAAATTTTCCAGTGGCTGCTATTCTTGTTCTAACTTTTGCTTTTTCATCTGTAGTTAGATCTCTATATTTTTTATTGTAAAGAAACTTTGATGCCTTTTCTCTTTCAGGATCATATTGTCTTTTTATCTTTGCCTTTTCTAACTTTTCACCTCTAGTGTCTAAATAATTTTGTGCCTCTTTTTTAGTATCAAAATACATTGCCTTACCTTCAGGATTAGCAGAAGTAAATTTTAATTTAAACTTGCCTTTTTGTGGACCTTGTTTCATTTCAAACGGACCGTATCCGTCTTTAAATCTTTCTCTAGGTCGCGTGAGGTACGACATCATTTGATTGTATTTTGAGACTTCCATTATTCTCCTAACATGTAGGCAAGACCACCACTTGCTTTTTTAATTTCAATTTCTCCAACTTCTCTTATAACTTCATCATAAGAATCTAAACCGTCTTCTACATCTTTCATCTTGCCATCCATATCAGGTTTAACAGTTACTTCATCATACTGTGCAGGGATCTCAACGGGTTTATTATTTTTACCTATAACTGTTTCTGGTGGATCATAGATCATATATTCCTCTGAACCATACTCAGCTTCACCAAGTTTAATCTCTTTTTTTCCTGTGCTCATATCTTCAGTTAATTGATAGCCTTTGTATTTTGTAACTCTTTGTCTTTCTTGTGTGGCTGCGACTGATGAAATATCTTCACCAAGTAATTTTATTTTATCTACAAGTTTTGGAAAGTATGCAGGCACTCCGCTCTGTTTTGCAATCTCTGCAGTCTTTGCAACTTTAGCTGCAGGTTTTAAAAATTTACCTACAAGAGGTATTGAAGCAAGTCCACCTAATAGTTTTAAGAATGTTCTACGAGTCATGCCGCCGCCCTCTTTAAACCCTATTCGACCCCCCATAGCTTTCTTTTCTCCAAACAAAGTTTCGGTATAATTTTCTATTGCCTTATCTTTTAATTCAGGACGATCTTTGTAAAAGGGATCTTTATCAATATCCTCTTTAAATTCTTTTAAAAATCTTTCTTTTTGTAATTCATTGCCCTCTTCTAAAATACGTTGCATTTTTCTATTAACAAGAATACCACCAGATGTAACTGCAGCTAGTTCAGGAAATAATTTTGATGGTTCTGTCTGTGCTCTTCGTTTAACACTTTGTAAATATTTTTTGTAAGCTTGAAAGGGACTGTTCTCAGATAAAAATTTAAAAAGTTTACCACCTTTATTCATTCCTACTCTTGCAATACCACCTACATTATGTTTGGTTCTATCTTTTCCAATAATCATTTGTAATTTTTTTTCTAAATCTTCCATACCTTTTTTGTCAGTGGCTTTATCTAGCCCAAGTGATTTTTTAAAATCAGCAACATCAATCTCTTCTCCACCTACACCATAAATCTTATCTCCGGCTTTTTTATCTTTTGCCTTGCCTTTAAATTTTTGAATAAGTTTTGAGATACCGCCTTTGAACATCAAAGCACGACCACCCATGGCTTTTTTATCTGGGTCTTTCATCTTTTCTTCTAATCTTTTTGCAGCAGCTTTGTTTTCTTTCATGATGTTTTTAATATTTTCTTCTTCAGTCAGTTTAGGATCAATCATAGATTTTCTCTCAATAGTTTCTTTAGTTGTTTTAGGTGCTACACCTTTTTTAACATCTCCTGATTCTAATAATTGTTCTATACCTTCTTTCTTACCGCCTTGAATAACTTTAGGTTTAAAACCTTTAAAAGCATCTGATGCTGTTGTGAAACCTTTGCCTAATAATTTTTTCTGATCTTCAGGATTTAAAGGTATGTTATTATTTAATTTAAATTGAATAGTCTCCAACGCTTCTGCAGCATCTGAAAACTCTTTAGCTTGGTTCATCTGAGCTTGTTCTATTCTATTTATTAAAAATCCTAAATCGTCTGGAGTTCTAACTTCTTTACCGATGTTTGTAACATTGTATCCTGCACCTCTGAGTTTTTCGAACATTTCTAACATCTCGCTCGTAATTTCTTTTTCAGTAGGTAGAGAGGTAATACCACCTTTGCTTGGCTTTACTAATTTTTTACGAATATATTCGTATGCTAAATCTGCAAATTTTTTAGTTTTATCTATTGCCATTAATAATACGTCCTAGGTTTAGGGTCTTTCTTCTCATCAACATAATCTTCAGGGTGTCCTATGAGTCCGCCTTGTCTGAATCTCATAATGGCTTGCGTTGTAGAGTCCACAAGGTCGTCGTGATCTCCGTTTGGAAATGCTGCGCATTCCTCGATCACCTCCTCTGCAAATTTTTGATCTGGCGCCCATATCATTCCAGACTCAAAAAGAGGTGCAACGGCGTTCACTCTAGCATGTTTATCATTTCCCTTGCTAGGTGTAAAGTTAATTACCGGTATATTCATCTGCCTAAGTTCGTAGGTTAGCGGCAGTCCTGATGCTTTTGCCTCGATGATAACAGACTCAGGTTTCCAATAATCGTACTGCTGTAACGCTAATCTTCTAAGTTCCGGGAACTCGTATCTGCCTTTGACAGCGTCTAATAATATAAGATTAGCTGGGCTATCTTCGTCTGGATAGAATATACCCCATGTTGTAATCGCTGAATAGTCAGCTGTTTCTTTTTTTAAAAAAGCTGTATCGTAAGATTGTATAACGTGTTGTAGAGGTGGGACGGTACCCTCATCGTAAACTCTCCACCATTCACGTTTCAAGATTGCGCCTTCTTCAGACGTTGGTTGTTGCATCCACTGTGCATTCCATTTGCCAACGGGCAATGACGCTTTAACCTTTTCTAGTTCGTCCTGGCTCCAATACTCTGGCCACACTGGTCCGTGGTCCATGATTGCCGGAAACTCGACCACGTGCCACTGATCAGACTTTGGTTCTTTCTGGTTGGCAACTAACTTAGCTGTAAGATCTTTGGTTGACCATCTTGTCATCACAAGAACAATCTTACCGCCTGGTTGTAAACGTTGTCGTGGTCCTGAAGTATACCACTCGTATGCTGACTCTAATGCTGTAGGGGACAATGCATCTTGTTCAGAGTGCGGGTCGTCAATGATTAATAGATCCGCGCCCCGTCCTGTAATAGCTCCACCTACACCAGCAGCAAAGTATTCGCCGCCTTGTGCCGTCTCCCACCTGCCTGCTGCCTTGGAGTCTTCTTGTAAAGTTGTTTGAAAAATTTTTCTGTAATTATCTGAATCGATAAGATGTTTTGCTTTCCTACCAAACCGCACGGCGAGTTCTCCTGTGTGCGTTGCCTGAATGATCTTGAGTTTTGGATCACGGCCCACCATCCACGATGGCAAAAGATAAGATGCAAATTCAGATTTTGTATGCCTTGGTGGCATATTAACTATCAATCGGTTTATCTCGCCCGTAGCTAATTTATTAAATTTTTCTGCTATGTGCCTGTGATGGGACCCCTCTACAAAATCTGGCCACATGCATTTTACAAAAGATAGAAAGTCATTCTTAGCTTTGTTCTGTATCTTTTTTTCTGCATGGAGCAGTTGCAGTCGTTTGAAGGTCCTTCGCACATCCGCAGGTAATTTTTCTATATTTACCTTATTTAAGTCCATGGTACCAAAATGTTTTTATAGGGGGTGGCTGTCTAAATCAAGGCATATATACAAAAGCAGTGGGACCCCTTTTTGCATTTTTAGGGGGTGGGTGGCGATACAACCTGTGATTGATTACTGTTTAGGGACCCCTAGGGCCGCTT